CTTTAGCTCGCTTAAGTAGTATTTAACTAAGTGTCGAACGACGGCTGTAAATGCCACTAAGAGCGTGACCATAGCCACGCCCATAGCAGCCCAATCGTTAGCGTTCACTTAGCCTTAGCTCCGAACGTAACGTCTTTAGGATTCAGGTAACGCATTAGTAGCGGAACGACGCCAGCGAGAAACCCGTAAGCCAATTTCTTGGGATCGGTTTCACCTGTCATGTAAACGGCTAACGCTCCCGCGAGCGCTGATCGTCCATAACTTGCCAGCATAGCCTTTAGCTCTTTCATTACTTTTCTCCTAACCCCAGAGCTTCGATTAGCTCTCGGACTTTTTTTGGGCTTACGTTGATTTCGAAGTGCATTTCGTCGGGACGATTCTTGTAATCGCCGCCCCAGAATAAGCCGTACTTTTTAGCGAGTGCGCGAATCATTGGAACTTTCTCAGCTGGAAACGTTCCGATCTTTCCGAGAACATGTTTAGTTGCGTTGAGGTCAATCGCCGTAGCGGACGCATGATTTGAAAGACGATCGGTCGATCCGCGAACGTTTCTAAATGCGTAACCCCAATCGTCGAGCTGTCCACCATCTAGCGGCTCGATCAGCTCGTTAAACTCTTTACAGAATCCGACGATTAAAGGTGCTACAGCTTCGGCGCAGCGAATCTTTAAAGTCGTCCCCGGAATTGCGTAGGACTTAACTCCGATTTCGGCTTGATCTTTACTAGCCGGCCACCCGTTATAACTCGTTAAAGTCATGACAGTAATATCGCGGCTTCCTCGGCTGTGATTCCAAGTTTAGTTAATATTAGTTCGCGTTTAATAACATTTTCCGCTTGTTGTGCTTTACGATCTAAATACTCTTTATGAGTTTTAGCGCGATCTAATTCAAATTCTTTTAATTCATCACCAGATAATTCGATAATATTGTTATCAATTCCGATTTTAATCGCTGTAGCCATAAGTAGTCACCTTTCCTGTGATAGTTCCTGCGGTGCAGAAAATTGTAAAACCATCATAAGCAGCGGCACTATTGTGAAGTCCACCACCAGCGCCACCATATACTGAAGCAGCTGATAAAATACCGTTATAAACTTTACCAATCGAGGTATCCACAGAAGCTTGCGGATTGTAAAAATCTATTGCGTATGCGTATCTTGAAGCATTTGAAGTATCATCTAATTCAGACAATAAGAATTGAGCTGTGCCACTAGCACTCTGATTTGCAGCACCACCAGAAGCATTAATCCCGGCAAACCCGTAAAAATAAATATTTCCTGAAGAATCAGTTCCGCTGGCTCTCATTCTTAGATTGAAAGTCGCGTCAGCTGTCACCGCCGATAATGTAATTAAAACTCTGTAATTTTGATATGTAGATGTAAATACGCTGTTTACGGATTGCGCCGAAACCGCAGAAAATGATGTTGTGTTAATTTTAGTTAGTGCCCCGCCGCCGGCTGGCGCTGCCCATGTTGGAACTCCACCAGCTACAGTTAAAACGTTTCCAGTTGATCCAATTCCTAAACGTGTAACAGCACTTGATCCAGTTGCGTAAATTACGTCGCCCGAAGTTGTAACTGTTGATTTTGGAATAGCCGCAGCCGCTAAATCGTAAGCCGACTTAGTAGCTGTAGGAGTTGAAGCTAAAACGCTAGATGTTGTCGATGTTGAATCGCTTAGCTGTACCGCACCCGCGGCGCTTGTTGTAGCTGAGTTAATTCCAATAGTTACAGCGCCAGAGCTGCCGCCACCTGTAATTGGACTGGTTACGTTAACGGCTGTTATATCGCCTTGATCGTTAGGTATCCATGCGAAATCTAAATCTGTCGCACTTGCCTTGGATAAGATATAACCGCTCGCGCCGCCTAATAGATCGGCGAAATCGGTATCGACCGCCTGACCAAATACCTCAAAGTCAGCTGGTAAGTCGGTAACTAGATCGGTGCTCGTTGGCATTTGCCAGCCGAAGTTGCTCGTTGGATTAGTCATGTTTTCTCCTTATGCTACGACTAACGCGGTTTCCCACGTTAAAGACCCGGATATAGTATTCCACGCTTCGGCTATTGGCACTTGCTCCCACGACATAGCTTGCAGCGAATAACTTAGTGGCGACAGATTAAGCGTGATGGATATTTCATTATAGGCAGCCTTAAACGACCATCCCTCGACGAATCCCTGAAACGTTCCGGCAACCATGTTAGGCGGTAAATCGCTTATTCTTAAAGGTAAGCCCATAAACGCATTTATGAGCGAATCGCGATCCACGTCGTCTAACTCGGGATTAGTAAGCTGATAGGTAATAGCTGTAAAATTGGCTTGCGGTGCAGCTCTTAGCGTCAGGTAAAAATCGGCTTGATCTTGCGCGTCGGCTTGATGTTTAACTGTCGTCGATATGGCTTGCGCTAAACGTCCGTAAAGGTCGATTGAGTTAATGTCCTCAGCGCTTACTTCTTGATTGGAATTTGTGCCATATTTAAGCGTAATGTCGTTTCGCACGTCGCCAGCTCGGGTCTCAATCTTTAGCCCGTTAAATAGGGCGTGATTAGCTGTTAGCTCGGTGTAGCCGTAAGTAGCTAGGTAAACCGATCGGTGTGTCGAGTCGGCGTAGCTAATTCGACCCTGAGCGTCCTCGTATATATAGCCCAGCCCGCTAGTTGCCAGAGCTGCGACAAGGGAGTAAATATCTACGCGATCCGACGTTCTGGCGGCTAGTTCATAATTGCCCGGACGATCTATCTCGCCTAATCCGACGTTCTGAGCATTTGCCCATGTTTCCGTCGGGTCGTAGTTATCCCATTGTAGAGCTGCGGGAACTTCGCCCCAGTTATTTAATAGTAAATCTTGTAAGACTTCAAAGATTTGATCGCCGTCGAAATCCTGAGCTAGAACGCCATTAGTAAGCGCTTTAGGTAAGCGGCTTAGCGCTCCTAGTGCGGTTATCTTTAAGACTTGATTTATTCCAACCGAACCAGCTGTAATTATTTCGACGCCGAAATCGACGACAGTACCGCCAAATATCGGAACGTAAGTCGCCGTCGAATCTTGTAGCTCAATCGTTACTGAATCGTTTATATGTATGTTAACGATTGCTTGAGTTAGGTTTAGCAGCTCTAGATTACAATAGCCCGCTTGCGCCTGTTGGTAAATGTTATTTCGACCGCTGGTAATAGTTAAATTTGACAGCGTGTAAGTCGTATATGCAACGCCCTGAATCTTTACGCGCCAAACTGGGTTAAATACTGTCATTAGAACGCCAGCGCATTAGCGCCATTAGTGCCGCGATAGAAACTGTTATTTAGAACGTCAACGATTCGACGAGCTGTACCCTCTTGGTCGATCGCGCCGCTAACGTTAATAAATATATTTCCGCCGCCGCTGCCTAATTGGTTATTTGGAACTATGCGACCGCCTGATGATGGAACGAATAATTCCGCTCCCATTTCGCCCACTATGTACGGCTTATTTGCTGAAACCATGCCGCCTTTAGCGAGCTTTGGTATCTCTGGTAAATCTTTTCCGCCGACTAAATTGTTTACTATGTTATAGCCTTTAATAAGTAAATTTAGTCCCCCTATGACTAGATTAACCGCACCGACTAAACCTTTCATGGCAAGCGAAACTCCGTCAATTAGTAACTTAATTCCGTTAAAAGCTATTTTAAAAGTTCCGCCTAAAAATGTGGCGACAGGCTTAGCCAATACGAGAAACCCGGTTAATCCCACGCCTAAGAGTTTAAAGAATCCTGTGTTATCTTGTACGAGATCAGCTATTGCACCAAATACCTTTTTAACTCCTTCAATTATTGGAGTCAGCGTGACTTTAAAAATTGGAATTATGTATTTGTTTAAATAATCCCATAATGCGGTTAAATTTGGAATCAACGTTTCTTTAAAAAATGCGCCCAGCTTTGTAAATACTGGCGATAATTTCTCGCCAATATCTGTCGATAGCGTCGTAATGATTGGAACAATCTTGTTTGTAAAGATAGTAAGTAGTGGCGTAATTGCGTCAAGTACGAACGCTCCGACAGTTTCTTTACCCTCATCAAACGCAAGTTTTAATCTATCCATTTTGCCCGCAAACGTTTCGGCTTTTTCCGTAGCTTGTCCGCCAAAAGTTGTACCGAGTAATTTAGTAACTTCATCAAGGCTCATAGTTTTAAGATCGGCTGCGTCTAAACCCAGTCCCAATTTTGCTAATCCGCCGACGTTTCCTTCAACCGCTTTACCTAACGCTGTTGAAACCGCTTCCAGACTTTTTCCCGTGCCCGCACTAATATCGAACGCCAAGCTTGCCAATTTTTGAGCTTCTCCGACGTCGCCCGTTGCCCGAGTTAATCGCTCAAGCGCTGGACGTAATTCGTCGTCTGTAATACCTAGCGATAATCCTTGTTGAGTTATGTAGCTTTCTGTCGCTGCAATTTGTGCGTCGGTCGCTCCGGTAACGTTTTTTAATGTAGTTGCAAGTTTAGTCTAAGCTGCTTCGTCCTCGATCGCTGACTTAACGCCATCTACTAGCAATACTCCGGCGTAGGCGAGCGCCGCAGCTCCAGCGACAGCAAACGCAGCTCCCGCCTTTTTTCCGAAGCCGTCTAATTTGCCGCCGAATCCCTCGGTTTCGGTATTAGCTTCGGTCAAACCTTTCTTTAAATTATCGACGTCAGCTAATATCGAGAGTTTAAGCGTTCTTGATCCCTCAGCCATTAGTCGAACCTCTTAACTATGCTAGTAAAAGATTTTTCCCACTCAGCAATTAGATAACTTTGCTCAGCTCGAAGTGTTGGGTAAATAAAATAACCTGTCGATCCTCGCCCAGTTGATCCTGACCAGATTGGAAACTGTTTATATTTATTTGATCCAAATTCCGAGCCACCCCAAAGGTCGCGCGTTGTAGCGCCGCCGCTGAATTTTTGTCC